TTAAGGAGGATGCGCTCTGCTTCCTCCTTAGAAATGGTCATGCCCGGCGTTACATTCGGAGTGCCTGCCGCCGACGTATGGCCATAGCCAATCGTCCAGATGCCTGCAACATCTTTATAAGCTGTTGTCTTGTGGCCTTCCCACTGCTTGATGAGCGAAAGCCCCGCCGCGTTGATGCGTCGTGTCATTTTATTTTCTTTGTATTGTGAGATTATGAAACCGCGCAAAGACGGTCTGCCCAGTACTGCCTAGCGCGAAGCCCGACCTGACCCCTGTCTTCGGGGCTTTTTTATTGCTAGGCGGTCAACTTCTGAGTGTAGTTGTGTTCGCTGCACGACTTGTGCACTTCATCTGCAAACGGTAGCATCGTCTTTTGTGTCAGGAGGGGATCATGGACTGGATCAGCGTTATCAATATGGCTTTGGCAATATCGATGGCAGGGTTCGGCCTATTATGTCTGGTGATTTTGTGGGTACAGCGAGATTGAAACTATCGCCTCTCTGTACGCTACCGTACATTGCATTGGCACGCATTTGTGAGAAGATACTGATGCGTATCGACGTCACCGCAGACAGGCTGTACGCATGGCCTCAGCTCGTTAAAGATACCCACGAGCTGGGGCTTTTTATTTCTGCCCAAAAGTAAAAGTTCATGGACTTGCGCTCAACGCTTAGTTTCCGAGTAAAACCCTTAGGTAGCCTCGCACAGCCTCTTCTTCAGAGAAGCTCCGTCCTCTTGTTTGCAGATAATCACGATCGTGCCGGGTCTGAAGTTGTGCGATGATGGCAGTTGCTAAGGCATTCTCATCTGCAACTGGAACAAGAGGACCGTACCTTCCGTTCTCAAGAATTTCTCTTGGTCCACTTGGACAGTCCGTGCTCACGACAGGGCAACCACAGGCGAGAGCTTGGACTAAAACACCAGGCAGCCCCTCATACTTAGAGGACAGAACAAATAAATCAGCGTTGCGCATGTACTTAAATGGATTTTGAACGAAGCCCTCAAATATAACATCATCTGTGATATTTAACTTCTCTACCAATAGGTTGAGATCTGAGAGCATTGGACCTTCGCCCAAAATGATCAGACGAGCTTTAAATTTGGTTCGGACTTTTGCAAATGCTTTAATTAGTGTTTCAAAATCCTTCTGCGGCTTCAACTTCCCTACCGCGATAATTACGGGGATTTCCTTATTGTTAAACCAAACATGCTGCATGTCCTCCAATGATTGTTCTTCAAGTGTCGAATTGTATACAGCATTGTAAACGGCATGAAGCTGATGATCAGGTAACTTTAAAGCTTCGCCTAAATCTTTAGAAACGCCCTTTGAAACAGAAATGATTGCATCGGCCCGTTCAAAAAAATACCTTAGCGTCGGGGCTATGTGTTTCTGACGCCATTTTGCACGTCCGGTATAACCCTCACTCAATTGGTTTCGTTGGCCTATAACGATGCGTGTATCGACATCTGACACCGTTCGTGCAACGACCGCTGCGATGTTACCATAATCTAGAGCAGTCAGTAGCGCTCGAGGCCGAGTATTGCGAATATAATCAGCCAAAGCCGGCACGGCAGCTGCGGGCTTTGGTGAGCTGGGAATAACGATTAGTCGCAGCAGGTATAATAAGTCCATCGGATAGCGCCACAGACTACGCATTGTTTGGACGAAGGAGGCTTGGCGTAGCCTGATAAGATTAACTTTGTCGGAAACCAGATCATGGAAAACGCCTTTTTCATCGACCACCAAAAGATCGACATCGACGCCCAACGCAGCAAGAGCATTAGCAAGATTCACAGTTGATCTTTCGGCACCCCCTCCCTTCAACGATTTGATGAAGATGGCTAATTTCCCATCCTGGTCCGTAAGTGGCGCCAACCGACAACTCTCCATATTCCGAGGCAAACTTCACCTCCTGTCCCCATCTAAATAAGCTAATCGCGTTGCAATAGACAATCATAACTCTGAAGACAGAAAAAAATCCGTTTCCAGTCGCGCTATGTTGCGACAGGTGTCAGTGAAAAGAATTCGATCTCTCGTCCATTGACACCTCAGTTTTTCGCTCTAATTAGCGGCTATTCACGGCATCCCAGCCCCCGCTTGAATGCAAAGTGAGTAACCCCAGTTGGTTCCCTCCGGCTGGGGTTTTTGCTTTTTCAACTCTTGACGCTGAGATGCCGGACACTAAATCGAGGTTATTCACTGGATCGAAGCATTGCTCGAGTTGCACCAGGAATAACCCCGGTTCATGGCTGCACGACTGCCGGGGCTTTCTTTTAGCTTTACGAAAATCATTCAATTGAATAAGAGAAGCCGCGCACCGTTACCAAGCCCTAGCCCAACGCGGTGTTCAGCACCGGCCAAGCTCCCACACCTCCGGTATTTTTCTGTCGCCGTTTTAATTTCGACTAGCGTATTTCATCTTTGGGACGCGACTAGCGATATCCGTAGCCCCCTGTTTACTGACCTCATAAGCAGTGGAGCGGGCTTTCTTTTTCTATGGATCAAAGTCCACAGAATGGCGTTAAGGTTTCATTAGGACCTTTGGAGAATTAGATGCCGGCTGAATTCTGGGCTTCGATTGCGACTATGAGTGTTTTTGTAATCATCATGGGTGCCTTGATGTGGCGCTGCAAAACAGAAAGCAAGCTTGCCCGATAGTTTAGTTGTTGGCGAATTTCGGTCTCAGAATGCAAGCAAGACCGTCGCTCGTTCCTCACCAAACAACTTGGTCTCCATTTGCTCCAACAGAGGCCAAAGCTCATCATCTGAGCGGAACGTATTGGCCGTGGTGAAAATCGTCTGTGTTAGCATCGGCCGCGTTGCAATGTCTTCGTTGCTCTGATCAGCTTCCGCTGCTGTCAGACGCTCACAGAGGTTACTCGTCCGCGTATTATGGGCAGAGGTGTCGCCAAAGAACGAAGCTGAGCACGCGATTGAGACTGCATTGAATGCACTCTGAATTCTATGTCCGTTCATTTAAATCTCAGAGAGTGTGTATTATTTTACACATAAACATTGATTATTGGCACCGTCTTGTGTATCTATATACACATTGAACGCCGCGGACGGCCGATGATACGAGACAGCAAAAAGATTGTGAGACGCCTTGAGAGTGAAGGGTTCGAAATAATCTCGGTGAAAGGTTCTCACCACAAGTTCAGAAAAGGGGATCTAACCGTGATAGTGCCCCACCCTAAGAAAGACCTTCCGCAAGGAACAGCAAGGGCGATAGCGAAACAGGCGGGCTGGGAATAACCAGCCTGCCCCTCTTTCAGGCCCGTTCTCTGTAATTACAATGGAACACATAGAATGAAACACTACTTTGCATTGGTGCATAAGGATGCAGACAGCGCTTACGGTATTCAGTTTCCCGATATACCGGGCGTCTTTTCGGCTTCCGATGAGGCTGACGATATCGTTAAGAACGCGATTGAAGCTCTCCAGCTTTATGCAGAGGATGAAGCCCTACCCGATCCCTCCAGTCATGCCAAGATATTGGCTCGCGAGGAAGTCCGCGCCGAATTGGCAGAAGGGGCTTATCTGGTCTCTGTTCCGTTCATTGAAGACGACAGCGCAGTAGTGCGAGTGAACGTCACCTTTGAAAGGGGTGTTCTTAAGGCTATCGACACCGTAGCCAAGGATCGCGGTTTAACACGCTCATCATTCTTGGCCCAGGCTGCCAGGCACGAAATTGAGGTAGGCGTTTAATCGCCTATCTCTCTGAAGTAGCGTTTGCTCCCCACATAGAAAAGACAATGCCGTTGCTGGCTGTCAGCCTCCCAGCGTCAATCTGGCGCTGACGCCGTGCAACTTCACGAGCCCCGTTCGGAGTATAACGGCGCCCGCGAATGCGCTTGCTGAAACCACGATTGAGGTGATTGGAACAGGGTCACTAAACACGAGTGATGCTGGACCCGACAAAAAGCCACGAACAGACCACAGCAGTGCTGCCTCCACGAAACCAAAGCCGATGCGCATATCTTTCTCCGATGTTTGATAAAGAAAAACACCGCACGATGGCGGTGCTAGAACCCGGTGACTTACAAACGTGCGGAAAGAACTGACCATCCTAGCGTTTTTCAAAAGGCAAAGGTCAGCTTGGAACCCTTTAAGAGCCATTCACGGCTAGAGATTTGCGCCGAGTTATACCCGGATGAAATTACCCCGATTATTTCGGCTTTCTTGCTTACAAGAGTGATTATAACTTACCCAGAGATGCGGCACTTTTTTCCCGAGTAGATCGAGGATTTTATTCCCTCAACGCAAGCGCGAATTTTGACGTACCTTTTTCTTCCGGCATTAATGATGAATCAGGTGTCCACTTAGACTTGAACTGGCGCCGGAGAGTTGGACAAAAATGAGGGTTTTTTTTTGCAGAAGTACTCAGAGGAATTGAAACTCGCCGCGATGTCTTGAAAACTCTGTGGCTCCAAGACAAGCAACCCCGTGAGGTCGGGCGACATGCCGGGGCATTTTAACTGGAGGCTTCGATCATAAAAATATGATCGACGTGCCCAGGAACTTAAAGTTGTTCTGCATGTTTCTCTTGCGCAAACACCCCTAGGAGTAATGCAATGAAGAACGTTCTTATTGCTGCCGCTGCACTCACTATGATTTCAAGCGCTGCACTAGCGCAGGAGCCGCCTAAGCCACCTGCACCTCCATCTGCAGAAGCGCCGGGCACGCCACCACCACCTCCGCCACACAGAGGTCCGCCTCCTCCCGAAAAGTCAGCACACATTCGAGTTGAGGATAAGGGCTTCAAGGTAGATGTGAAATGCTCTGAGGATGAGTCAATGAATGACTGTGCTGAGATCGTTTACAAGTTGCTCGATCGCGTTGGCCCACCGAAAAAGTAACCTGATAATTTGACCTGCCTCGGTAGGGTTATTTTATTGCAAGGATACGAAAAACCCGCCCAGTGAATAATCTGAGCGGGTTTTTTTGGGTTTTCGCTGGCGGGAGGGATCGGTACGGATTGGATCAGCCAGCCAACTTAGTAAATGCTATCAGGGTTAACGTGTGGTTAAAACAACTTAGGTTGTAATTATAGCCGTGCGATTTTTGGCGCGCAGTTCGAGCGCCTTCAATCTCTCGGCAAAGAATATGATCTTATTCAGATCGTAAAGGCGGCTGGCTGCGTCTTTCTCGCCAAAACGATAGCAAGCCTTAAAGATGTTGCCGAGCGCAAAGGACATGCCTTTGTGCTCAATAAGGTCGTTTAGCTCGCTCGCGCCATCGGGCAGCTCATAATAGCTAGTTGAGCCGCCGTCGGATTTGATTGGCGTCATACACCCTCCCTCACCTTACGCTTTGGCTCTTCGAAGCTCTCTGTCAGAGGCCCGCCAGCAAGCAATCCGCGCAACGCTGACAGCTTATCTTCCACAAGCGGTCGGAAGCGCCTTGCTGCAAACGGCGGGTTTTCGTAACCAAACTGCGGGCAAGTTCCGCGATCTACGCCTTTGAGGCGTACGCCGATGTAGGAGCCGTGAATGTAATGCTCGAAAGGTCCGATCCACTCGATCTCGTAAATCTCGCCTTCCTTCACCTCAATGAATTGCTCAAAGCCAACGACTGAATCGATGCAGACCACTTTTTGCCCAACATGGAACTGGTTCATGCTGTGTCTCCTTCAATAATGGCTTCGGCAATAATGCCTCCTGCAATTCTATGTATATCCGACCACGCATCCTCATCGTCGAATACGCAGATCGCTATCGCAGCACATCGCTGCCTTTCTGCAAGGACGGCTGCTGCAACTCTCTCCTCGATGTGACGCTCAAGTTTAATTGCTGCAATATTTTCGCCCATCACGCCGCTGCCCTATTCTCAATGCTTCGGTACTCAACTGCCACATCGTGCTGCATCGCTCGATCGATGCCCATCTTCATTCCGGCGCTGATACCACGATCAGTGTAAACAACGCATTTCGTCGCCACGCGATACCAGGCGAGGCCTGCCTCTATCCCCAGGGACCGTTCATCGGGCTGCATATCGTCCAGCACTTGTGTGTGTAGCAAATGGCTAGCAATCGGTGCCTCGCCTCGACGCAGGCTGTCTAAGAGGCAAGCCCGCGCATATGCGGTGTTGGTATCAACCTCGCTGCTGTAAGGCGTTTCGATGATGACGAGTGATTGACGGTTGTCGTTATGAGGTTTTGGCAGGCACCTTATAACCCCTGTTCTTAACTGCCGAGCTTCAACAGCGGCTCGTGCGGCTTTGTCTTCCGGCCCTTCGATCCATTCATCTCCCGGCCTGTTTACGCCGTATAGTTGGTGCAACTCCATATTCTCTCCTCGTGTTGCGGTGAAACGCCGCTTGGTGGGCGGGGTGGGTGGTATTGTCTTGATGCGGTTTCCAAGCCTACATTGAGGAACAAAGAGGGAGGCCGATATGCAAATATTAGATGCCAAGTACGTTGGGAACTCAGCATCCATCACAGTGCAGTTCTCCGGGAAGAAGGTGGTCGTGGAATATGGCCCAATAGCTCCACCATTAGACGGGAGAATGCATTCCCCGTTCATCGACAATAAAGATTTAGCCATGAAAGAAATTTTCGCACAAACCAATCAACTTGAGACTGAAATTCGAGCGGCCGTTGCAGACTATCTAGCCTCCCAGAAGGGCTGAAAGTTAGGCTGCAGCGCTTTGACTTTCCGCATTATCATTAGCCGCCGCATACTTACCTGCGACCATCTCGGGACGGAGAATATCGCGACCGACTTCGCCGAATTGCTTGCTGTAGGTAATACGTTTTGCTGATCGACCTGACAGCCAGCCACCTCCCGCGGCATAAGCGTCTGGTGCTGCGAGTGTTTCATGCTGCTCGACATACATCAGCGTGCCTTTTCTGGCATCGTCGCTGTGTCGGTGTCCGATATGCACGTAGGCTTGGAGCGAGCGGCCGAACATCCCACGGAACCTTCCTGCAATCGTGCCCTCGATATTCCCGACACCTCGCTTATGCCCGTGGTGATAGGCAAGCATCGTGCTGCCCCACTCGAACGCGTAATAGAGCGATGGGGAATTATCGACAGTGATGCGTGGCTCGTTCTCGTACATAACGGCCAGCATTTCACGCAGCCATGCAGACGAGGCCGGGTCGTGATTACCAGAAGCCATCACAACATGAACCCGCTCATGCTTCTGCAACAGCATATCAATGATGCGGCGGATCGTACGGATCACAATGCGAATGACTTTCTGCAGGCGGCTATCCGCGTCCAGAACATGCTTGTGGGCAGGCGTGACGCTTTCGAGCGCATCGTGGTGCAAAAGGTCGCCGAGCTGTGCCAGAATGGCCGTGTGAGCGTCTGGCGCTTGCGCTACAGCCGCAGAGAACCAATCGAGCAATAGCTGCTCGGCAATCCGCAGATCGTAATCGCTGCCAGTTTCTTCGCGCCACGACATCATTCCGAAATGGTTGTCAGTGATCGTGAACTGATTCAACAGATCCTCGCGACAGCCCTTTGGCGCAGGCATGATAGATACGCGGGGCAAATCTTCTTTTAATGCGGCGACCATTGCCGTGATTGCTGCACGTTGTTGGTCGGCGTCCGCACGCTCCATGATGTGTTGCGTGACGATCCGGCCTTCGCTGTTAACGAGCGTCGTCTTGCCTTTAACGGCCAAACCGGCAGTCGCTTCATAAACAGGGCCAGCCTCTTTAGTCTGGCGCATGTAGGTGCCGTTAGGTGTCTCGGCCAGGCTTTTGATTGCATAACCGGGCAGCGTTTCCTTCGGGCCCATCAACCCGAGCTCAGCAGCGCGCTTAATACTGTCGTGGAATGCAGACTTCTTGACGCCACAAGCCGCAGCGGCCTTCGTTATCGTGCCGTGCTGCTGATACGCAGCAACACGGCGGGCTAGTTCTTGTTTTGAAAGGCGCGTGTTCGCCCGCTGTCTGTCATTGGACATACAGTCTCCTCGTGTTGGTTGGTTTGTGGGTTGGTGGCCCGCAGTTTGTCATTGTGGTGGAAGTGAAAGAGGCGTCAACAGGTTTGCGCTTATATAACGCTAGAAAGTCCCTAATTCTCTGACTGGCAATACCTTTTCAAAGATCGCCTGTCGTAATTGTTAAAATAATAATGTATAAATACATGTAAAAAAGCTATCCACGATTGTCATTTTAATAACAAAAATAAATATAATTTGACAAAATCAAAATAAATCTTTATGAAATATTCATCGATATTTTCTTGATGTGTTTTGCTTATCGCGCGTTCAGCATCGCGCCCTGAACGAACCCCCTTTTAAAAATCGTTATCACTTTGCGTCACGCAGATGCTTGATGCTATCTTTATTGCTATGAAAGGGTTCATTATGACCACTGGCACAGTTAAATGGTTCGATTCGACCAAGGGCTTCGGCTTCATTCAGCCTGATCAGGGTGGCCTCCATGCGTTTGTTCACATATCTGCTGTCGAGCGCGCCGGAATGCGCGAGCTCATCGAAGGCCAAAAAATCGGCTACGATCTGGAACGCGACAACAAGTCGGGCAGGATGTCGGCTGGTAACCTCCAGGCTGCATAAATAGTATCCTTCTTTCCTTTGACCACGGATGTACTGGCACTGTTGAAAGAAGTTTACTTCAGAGGTCAGGCAGTGCCTGACCTTTTTTACTTAAAAAGGAATTCTTTTATGTCCATTGAAACGCAACAAACCTATACAAAAGAGACACTCTTTAAGCCAACCTCATCTATTAAAGAGACGATCGCGGAGAGAATAGATCGTACTGCACGTTCCATTCAAAAGGTCGAGACAGATGCTCGAATTGCAAAGACCTTGCGCCTCAGGAAAGCTCGCATGGAATACGAAGAAACTATTGTTCCCCCAGTGGCAAAAAAGAAGAGGGCACGGAAACAACATTAGTGAGAAGGAGGACGTATCCACACTAGATGAAACGATAGCTTGTTTTTTTGATCTGGCGGGAAGTCGCCACACGATGTTTTTTACCTAGCTAGTGTTTATCCATTACGCGAACTCATTAATTCCTGTCGCGTTACTGCCCTACCCCCTCGCCCGCGTAGTCTTCTGCTCAAACACACGATCCATGCGCTCGGTCAGTCCATCGATGCGGTTTGCAACGCTTTCGATGGCGCGCATGATCTGCGAGGTCTGCTCCTGCATCCCGGCCTTTGTGGCGAACGTTTCGGCCGCGCGTAACTTATAGTCTGACAGCTCCTGCCGCGTCAGCGCGGCAAGCGCTGTGGCTGCTTCGGCTTTGGCGGCCGTTTCGTTTCTAGCGGCATTGATCTTGCTGTCGACGTACTTCCAAAGGCCAAACAGAAAGCCGAACAGCATCACGATGAAGCCGACTACGCCCATGATTTCAGGCCCGGTCATGCTTCGTTTCTCTCTAGGTTAAACATAGTTAATGTGCCCCTTTGTGTTCGCTTAAGGTCTTTGCTGATATGATTGCGGCATGAGACAGGTATCGAACAGTTTGATTGGCGAAATCTTCGGTGCGGTTCTGCGGGTTTTATGCATCGCGGTGCCGGTGATTGTTGCACTGGCAGCTATAGTCTTCATCGTGAAATACGAAGAAAGACGGGCGTTCATGCCGAAAGAGCAAACCCCGGGAGTGACGGAGCCTTTGGGCAACTGACCTCAAGGCCGTGCCCTGCATAGCTTTTCCATTTTCTCGTTCTCTGCCAGGATCTGGCGCTTGGTTTCTGACGTGTCGTCATGGCTGGCATAGATCGCCCGCGCTACGTCGCAATAGTTACCGCTTGTCGCGCATCCACTTAGCAAGCCGAGCGTCAACAGCGCTGTCATCAAGACGGCTGACTTCATTTTCTATCTTCCGTGCTTTGGTTGCCGATTGTGCGTCGCGCGCGGTCTGTGCTGTTTTGCTGTCGGACCGCCCTTTGAGATACGCGCCGACAAGGACGGCCAGCGCCGCAGCGATTGCCACGGCGTAGCCTGTCAGCTTGGAGCGGAGGGCTAGGAGGAAGGTCACGCCGCCACCCTCTTCAGCTCGAGCCTGCCTGTATGCCAAAGCCAGAAACCGCCACCCAAGGCAACAACGATCAAGGCAACCGTCAGGAATGCCCAAGGGTTCGAAACAGCGCTGATAA